AAACCAACGGCTGTGTTGTTAGCACCTGTAGTGTTAAACCTTAAAGAGCTTTGCCCAAATGCTGAATTGTTAGAAGCTGTAGTATTTACCGCTAAAGATAACAACCCAAAAGCGGAATTAGAACCGCCTGTCGTGTTAGCGCCCAAAGCCTCATGACCCACTGCTGAGTTATTGTTTCCAGTAGTAATCGCATCACCCGCAAGACCACCAATGAGGGTGTTGTTTACGCCTGTGGTTACTGCGCCTCCTGCGTTAAAACCAAAAGCAGAATTGTAAGCGTTGGTGGCTGACGTAAAGTTTTGAGTTTGCAGTGCAGAGTTACCTACCGCTGTACTCCTTGAGCCTTTTGAATCATTGCCCAACGCAGACTTTCCGATGGCTGTATTAAAAGAACCTACATCAGAATTATCTAAAGCTGCAAAACCAACCGCCACGTTTTCATCACCCGTAGTAATCGCAGTACCTGCTTCATCGCCTACGAGTACATTATAATTACCACCAGCTATAATGCTGTTACCTGCGTTGACGCCGAATCGGACGTTAGATGTGCCTAGCGTTGGGGTGGATAGTGAGCCGTCTGCGGCTATGCGGAAGCGTTCAACATCAGCCGTAATAAACCTAATGTAGTTAGCAGCGTCTGAGTGTATGGAGTAGGCGTTACTAGCGCCCCAGCGTACACGGTAGTTTGGGTCTAAATCTAGCTGTCCTGTGGAGATGTCCACGTTTCCGGTAACGTCTATGCCTGTGGCTGTGGTGGCTAGTTTGGCCAAATTGTTATATCTTAATGTTACAGCCCCATCAGCAACAAAATCGGCGTACCCTTTCGTCGCCGCGCTGTTTGTAAAATAAGTATTATCGCCACGAATAAGCAACGAACCGCTGCCGCTTTCTGCAATAATAGAATGAAAACCATCATGATAAATCTGTAGATCATCACCAGCACCAAACGTAGCCTTGTCATTGTCACCCAATGCTATGCCGCCGTTGGCTGTGATTTCACCAGAGGCTGTTAGCGATGTGAACTGAACATTGCTAATAAAGTTCGACCCGTCAATTCTGGCAAGCTCAAATCCACCAGCAGTTGCGCCGTCATTAGTATGCAGCGAGTCATTCGTGCTGTTGTATACAATCTCGCCTTCAGCGCCAGTGAATGCGGCTACCTGAGCGGCAGTGCCTCGTCTTATCTGTAATTGAGTAGCCATCGGTTATGCCTCTATGCTTTTTAGCTGTTGTATTGCCCAAGCAAAATCTTCATTTTGTGGGTTGTAAAATCTGATGTCCATGAATACTGTTTCATCTTTTGTTTCGGTATACCGCAAAAATACGCCAGATTCATTTTCGTAGCCGTCGATTAAAATCATCACGTTACCTTGTATATTTTCCAAGCTATACCAAAATCACTGGGAGCGCCCCAACCGGCAACTTTTCTGCCTATGATCTCAATCTTCAGCGTAAAACCTTGAGTGCCTGAAAACTTTGTCAATGGCAGAATTGTTGCTACCGGCCCAATCATTGCAGTGCTCTCAGAGCCGACAAATGTATACCAACTGCCAGTGATTTCCACGTTGCACAAAAGAGTCGAGTTTGACCCGCCCCATGCCGTGAATCCTGCTGGGTAAACGCCTTCGATATAGAATGTTTCAAGTGTTGTTATGTCGTTATTAAACAACCCGCTTCTATCTGCAAGAGTCTGAGTGCCTGTGGCTACAATCAAATTACGGCTAACAACGACCCCATTAAATTCCGCGCTGCCGTCTTTGTTAATACTCCAACCAGTAGAGCCAGCAGAGTAGTTGCTTGACTGAATGACGTTGCCGATCTTAGCGTTTGTGATTATACCATCACTGATTTGCGCTGAGTTAGTAACGACGTTCGACGCAGCAAGTTTACCGGCTGTTATTGCATTTGACTGAATATTGGCTGATTGAATAAACTCAAAGTTACCAATCGCAGACACTACTGCTGATGTCGTGATTGAGCTGGCCTGAATGGCTCCGATCACAGCGTTGTCAGCAAAAAGCTGTGACACATTCACTTCTGCCGCTGTAATGGTTCCCGCAATGATCTTATCGGCATTGACAGAGTTCGCCGCCAGCTTGGTTACCGTCACGGCATTGGCTGAAATCTTATCAGCGATTACTGACCCGACTGCCAGCGAATCTGCTGTTACAGACCCTGCTACCAAAGCAACGGTATTTATACTGTTGGCCGCAATGGCATTTGCCGTGACAGACCCGACCGCCAATTTAGCAGCAATTATCTGTCCAGCTAGAATCTCGTTTGCCGTTATCGCGTTGGCCTGAATCTTAGCTGTCGAAATCGCGTTGTCACCAATGAATGTTTCGGTAATAACGTCCAAGGTTGCAACTTGACCAGCGCCCAAGCCTCCCAAAGTTGCTTGACCCGCACCAGCTCCTGAAAGCGAGCCATCAGCGTTGATGCTGACGTTACCATTGATCAGCCCTGATGCCGCATTAGCTACTGGGAGCAATCCAGACGCTTGTGTGGCTAAGTTTAACTGGTCTGTCATATCAGCGGCTGCAATCGCGCTAGTCCATGCTGACCCAGTGTATCTGTACAGCTTTGAATCAGTGGTGAGCATTACAACTCGACCAGTGACCAAGTTGGTCAGCGGCAAAGTATTCACGCGCTCGATAGGTCTAAGCGTGTCGCTAAATAGATTTTCGCCAAGCGTTCCAGTTATGTCGGCAGTGTTTACCAATGTCGTAAACTCAGGAACCGCTGAATTGTATCGGTACAACTTCGCGTCAGTGGTTAAGAAGACAATATTTGGGCCAGTGTATCCATTTGGTGATGGCAAAGTTGTGACCGCTGATATCGGCTCAATGCCAGCAGCAAATGAAGCGGCAGTGATTGCGCCCGGGTCAACATTTGACGCAGTGTATAGGTCAGTTGTCCATTCGGTTCCTGTCCAAGCGTAAAGCGTGTTTGTGGTTGTTAATAACTTGATCTGCCCTATATGCTCACCAACCACGCCAACTAAAGTGCCTACTGGCTCAATACCAAACGCATCACCAGCCGCGAACTGATCAATAACGCCTTGGTTTAAATCGTCAAGACTGATCTTTAGCGTTGTCGCCGATACCGCTGAACTAAAGCCTGATCTGTTGCCTGATCTGTCAGCACACCGCAGCCAATAATATCGCGTTGCATTATTAGCAAGGCCGGTGATTGTATGCTGGTCAGCAAGCGTCTGAACAACTAGCGTTGATGTTCCCTGATTATTTGTGGTGTTCTCGAATATCTCGATAAAACCCAAATCAGAATCAGACGGGTTTTCCCAGTTCAACTTAATCTGCTGAATGCCGCCTGTAGCAGTAACGGTTGAAACTATTGCTGGAGCAGTCTGGTCGCCTTGCAAGATGATCGTTCCGGTTATCTGCTCTGATACCTTGCCGGTCAATGTTACGGCTCTGACGCGGAACGTGAACTCTTCCAGCTCCTTCATGCCCGAGATGACCGTTGAAACACCGTACACATTGACGCTTGAATAAGCTCCGCCGCCACCCACAACCGCTTCGTTCACGCTGCCGTAGTTCAACTCAAGCGTTGTTGCGTCTGCTACCGATCCATAACTGATGGTTGAAGTATAGGCGTCAGATGTTAGCCCGTAGTCAATCTCGCCTTGGCTTGTCTGCTTAAACTCAACCTCAAAGAATGAAATGTATTGGCTTTGAGTCGGCAGCGTCCAACTAACTTGAACCGCAGGCAAAACAGAACCATCATTGCCCAATACGGTAGTCTCTACGAGCGTCAGCGCGGTTGGCGCTATCTGCTCTGGCGTATCATCAATGATGTCCGTGTAGTCTGGTGTTATCGGCCCAACAGTCGCTGAAATATTTGATGTATCGTTATCTGGGTTCCTGTCGGATACAGCAGTTGAGTCTGCTCCTGTCCCATATTGAAGCGCCCTGACCCAATAGTATCTAGTGTCACCAACGGCAAGCGGATCAAGAGCAGTTGATGCGTCATGAAAAAACTGCGTTCCCATTGTCCTGCCAATTTCAACCTTGTTTGCCCAGGATGAATTTGGCGAAGCATAAATGGCTATCTCTTTAAATTTAGCCGTGTTGACAGGGTTGCGCCAGTTTAAATCTACGCTTTTGAGTCCAGCGGTTGCTGTAAGACCTTGCGGGTCAGGAACGCCAGGGAATCCGTCAGTGATAACGCCGTCTGCTGAAACCGTGGAATACTCGCCAGCAAGCATATCAGCGTATGATCCAGCGTCATCTTCTTGCAGCGTTAAAGATACACCAGAACTTCCGCCGTCGTTAAATGACCAACCTAAACACTGAAAAACCTTGCCGTCCCAACCAAGCTCATCAATTGATACTGATACGCGATCACCGACAGCAACTCTTAATCCCGCCAAATTAGCAGGGAAGTTGACCAGCTTTTGCTGATCGCTTAACTGAACCAGCTTGTTTGCTATTCGTTGAGCCATGTACGATGAATTGGTGAACGGCAGTTCAAGCTCGCGCTCTAGCACTTCATTATTATCGCGCAGCAAAGCTGATGTAATTGTTACTTTAGGGAATTCGCTGGTCTTGTGAAGCTGAGCTGGGTCAAGGAATACACCGCCAATTGTGTTGAATCGCTTTGATCGCTCAACCGATGTTTTTACAGATATCGCATCAGTCAAATCTATTTCATTTAATGATTCTGTCGGAGACTCATAGATGCCGGCTTTGATGTAATAAAACCCAGATGAATATATCAGCTTGCCGTTCATCGCGCTTAAAAGTTTGTCAATGCTAGCTTTGTGACTGTCTGTAGCAAACAAAGCGCCGTTTGCCGTAAATCTTTTTTCTGTTCCCCCGGGTATATCGACTAACACGTCGCAAGCATTTGCAGAAACAACAACAGTATCCCAGTCAATCTTTGACGGGTTTATCTTCATTCCAAATCGATTGTTTATAAGATAATCGGCAATTGCTAATGCAGGGTTATCTGAATAAGCGATGTAACTAGCATTGGTCGGGTTGGCACCTGGAGTTGAATCCAATCTTGGGTCGTATATTTTTCGACCACGCACAAGCGCCTTAATGTTATTTGGAGAGTATTTGTCCCATACTTCTTGGCTTTCGTCATTTAAGACAAATTGTGTATGGATGTATGCTATTCCTTTGCCTGTATGGGCCGCAGTGTATTCTGGGTATAACAGCAAAAGATTAGTGTCAGCAATCTGAACTTCGGTTCCTCTAAATTTGCTAACGGTCATTATTCCTTGGAATGTACCGCCAATGGCTTCCCCAACTTCATTGAATTGGTTGTTGAGCGTTATCTGATCATCTAACCAAATATCAGTAATTGCATCGACTTCATGCCCCGCCAAAGCAATAACATGGTGCATAACCTCGTTATTATTTCCGCTAACGCCGACAAACGTGATTGGGCCAGATACCAACGCTTCGCCATAAATTATCTTTTGCGGCTCTACAGTGCTTTTAACAGTGGATTGACGGCTTTTGTCATTGTCTGGTTTAGCATAATCGACTTTCATCGTGCTTGCCATATAAGACAAAGCGCCAATGCCGAACAAAAATGCGCCTCCTATAACTGCGGCAAGCGCCCCTGTTGCCGCCCCGACAGTTATTGCTGTTCCTATTGCTGCTAAAAAGGGTATTACTGGAGGCATATTGACCACCCGCAAACTTGATGCTTGTTTGGCAATTTAATCATCCCTTTCTCGGTCAAACATATTACAAATTCGCCTAGCTTGATGCCCATTGTTTCTCCGCTCACTGGGAAATTGTTAATGACTGGATCGCCGTCATCAAGGTTTTCCGATGGCTGGCCAAGTATGTTTGTTATCAATCCTTTCAACCCGCCAAATTCATTGATCAATTTTAAAGCGTCTTTTTCTGAATAATATTCAAAGTCTTTGGCGTAATCCTTGCCGCTTAGATGATTGACCACATAAGATACAAATTGACAACAGTCAGCGTCACCATAAGTGAATTCTCTGCGCTTCCATGCGTTTAGCGCCTGGATGACTCGCTTTTTACGATCAAGCGTTTCCGACATCAAAATTTGCCCCAGTGCCAAACACTAATTGCCCTGCTTGACCAGCAATTGAATCCGACTTGTTGTCCCGCCATCTAATTTTTGCACCCTCAATTTTAGGCAAGAAACTAAAAAACAAATCGCCAGGGTAAAATTCTTGTTGAGATTGAGTTGTATATTTTAAATTTGACGACCTGTCAAAAGCTGAAAGCTCAGACTCACAATTTATTGTAATAACGTCATTTTCAGCTCCTGCAGATACGCTCATGACATCCATATGGCCGCCCCACATTTGCAGCGGATTGTTTAACAACTCATCATCAGCGGATAAAGCCCCAATATAAATTGACACGGGGCGCATGAAATAGTCTTCGTTAAGCGCAATTCCTGATACCTCTTCATCTAACGCAGACAAAGTTAACGTTATTCCGTACGGCGAAACGTCTGCTCCTTCTTCTAATTGTGATACGCTGCCAAGATCACCAACACCAATCCAATCTTCTCCCCCCCAAGTATAAGTTCCAAGACCGTTGTGAATGCGAACAATACCTGACGCAAAATCCAACATAACAAATGTAATTACAGATACGTTGGGCTGAATAAACGCGGCAGCACTAGCGGCACCAAATGCGCGGCTCATGCTAAAACATCCTCAACAGCATCAAGGCTGAACGATGAAAGACCTGCCGGGTCATTAGTCCAACCTGATTTGGATGAAAGCATAAACACCCCGTTTACTGGCGAAGTGTAATCAACTGTTCCAGCGTTAATCGTCGGTTTGCGAATAGGCGGAGCAATTTGAATTGTTATATTGCCCGTTCCATTTGAGTTTGCGTCAGTTGTTACCATGTGCAATTCATTATTAAACGATACATAATCGCCAGCTTTGACGTACCCGACAATATTTAACCCAGTGGTAAGACAAACAAGATTAACGCCACCTTGATCAGCGCCGTTAATTGTCAAAGTGCCAAATCCAATGCCTCTGCGAACATAAGAATGATCGTGCAAAGTAAAACGATGCTCTTGACCGTTTAATTTAGCCAAAAACGCCTGCATTTCAGCCCTTTGACTGCCATGCAAATTATTGAATGACATTCCGACTTTCCACAACGACCCTTTTCTGCTTGCAGTTTGCACTGAGTTGGTAAGTGGCGAACGAAACGTTTTCGTGTTGGTCACAAGCTCAAAGCTGCTTGATGCCGGAATTATAGACGGGAATGAAAATATGGTCATGCGAAACGCCTCCGCCTCATTAAGTCTTGGATTGTAGCAATTGTTTTGGCGCTTGTCTGATCCATTGCAGACTTAATCTTAGCCTCAACGTCTGGCCCTGATCCTGTTGCGTCAATATTGTTGATCACAGTCACGCCTCCACCGCCTCCAACAGCGTTTTTCAGGTTCTCATTAGTGGCAATTCGGCCAGATGTTCCCATTGTCAATAACTCTGGGCCGCGCTCACCAACTAAATATGATTCGCCGCCTCTTACCTGACCGCCTAATGCTCGACCTCCAGCAATACTTCCGATTGTTTGTCCGGCAATAATCGCAACAGAAGCATATCCCATTGCCTTAACCATGCCTGCCGAAGCCAAGAACCCAGGCACGCCTGTCAACACTGATGCTTGAGCACCTGCTGCAATCGCGGCCATCTCAGTTGCTACAATTGTTTGTGCAATTGCAAGCCCCTGCTGAACTACATAAGCCGCTTTTGCCGCCGCTGACTGTTCTCCAAATGCGCCAGCCATCAGTGCGGTTATTTTCCCCGCAAACGCTCCGGCTGCTTGATATGCCATTTGTTCAGACGCCAATCTATATGCGAGTCTGTCAGCATCTGCCGTCTTCTGTATTTCAGTCTTAGCCGCTTCAAATTCTGTGGCAGAAATAAGCTCATTTGCGCGGTCTTCTGCCAGTTTGACCTGTTTTGCATCTTCAATGAGTTTGATAGCTTCATACTCTGTGGCTCCTGCCACCATTATTGCGTCAAGTCTGCTTTGAGCAGCAGCTTTTTGTGCGACCAACCTTGCGGCGGCTCTTTCTTCATCTCTTTTGGCGGCTAATGCTGCAGCCGCAATTTTTGCGGCTTCCCTTTTTTGCTCTTCTTCTGCGCCTTCAACCAACGGGTCTAATCCAGGTGCACCAGACGTTCTTAGTATTCGCCTAGTCTCTGCTAAAGCAATTAGCGTGTTTCTAGCTCCCCTTGCCGTTTCAGAAGCGTTAGCAATTTCGTTTTGCAATTCGTAAAATGCAGCGGTTCCACCTCTACCTGTTGCGGCAACTCCTGCCAAAACATCGTTAAGTGCCATCATTGAATCGTAATCGTTAGGCTTTAATGCCGACACGGATTGAAGAAAACTCAAACTTTGAGTACGCGACATTCCGTATTTTTTGCCCAAATGATCAAGTTGAAGAGATAAATTAACCATTTCCGTTGAAGCGCCAGAATAACTGCCTGAAATTCTTTTGGTCATTGATTCAACAGTAGCGCCACTTTCGGTTAACGCTTTAAATTCTTTGCTAAGTTGAGAAACAGTTGCCCCGTTATCTAAAGCTGCAACTGATAAGATGCCAACTTCTCTTGATGTGGCCGTAATCATTCTTTTGCTGTCGAACATTAAACTGCTGAGCTTAGCCAATGCTCCAACTTGTGAAGCCTTGGCAAGCTCGTAAATTTCTCTTGATAACTCCAACGTTCCGTCTTTTGTTTTCTTCATTGAAGAAGTTACGCCCAGAAGCGTATCGTCAAGATCAGACAAAGCAGTGTCAGCAGTTCCAATTGAATTGTATAGAACGCCAGCAAGCATAGACCCAAAGGCAATGAACGCGCCAAGTACAGCGCCACCAGGGCCAAATACTGAAGCTAATTGCGGGCCTTGTTGACCTAGAATTATGAACGCTGAGGTTCCCATCTGGGCCTGAACAGCAATATCTTGCAGTTGATAGGAGACTTGCTGAGTCGCGCCTTTCATCGCGCCAAACTTGCCTTTCACGACATTGGAAGAGTCGCCTATCTTTTTTAGGTTTTTGTCTGCATTGCTAGTAGCTGTAGAAGCTCGACCTGCAGATTGCGACAACTCATCTAGTTCGTTTGATACTTTGTCGGTTTGAGTTACAAGGGCTGCTTCAGCCCGATTCAAATCAATAACGCTAACCTTTGTCTTGTCTAACTCGACATCCGCTCTTTTAGCCGAATTTGTTACACCGTCTAGCTCTTTTTTGACTTTTTGGGTCTGAGGAACCAAGGCTTTTTCAGCCCTTTCCATCTGGGCAATCGTGGACTCGGTCTTTTCAACTTGTATTTCTACTTTCTTCGCGCTGCCGGTCAACTCATCCATAGCCTTTGACGCAGCTTTGATGCCAACGGTGCTAATTTCTATGCCAAGAGTTGTAAGGTTTTCAGCCAATTTTGTTCACCTCTAAAGAGTACAAGTCGTCAAGCGTCCTGATCAAGTCGATTTCAAATACAGACAAATCACCATAGATGCTGATATATGCCTGAATCTCAGTATAACTAATGGCCCCTTCCGCAGCGTTCTTTAAGCTGACAAATAGTGACCATAAATAACTCAACTCATGACGCAAAACTGGGGCATCTTGAAGCTCTTTTGGCTTTCTGCCCAATGACTTCTCGACTTGTTTAAGACTAGCCATCCGGCTGACCTTCGATCCCTTATCATAGCCAGATGCCCAAAACTGCCATCTAGCATAGGTTGATAGTTCGTCTGTCAGCCCTTCGTAAAATTTTTGCGATCACCCAAAAACCTGTCAAGCTGCGTTGCTATGTTTGGTGAGTTTTCGTACAGTTGAAGTGCTTTTTCTTTGGTGAATTCAACTTCAGCCTTGCCGTCGTTCAACCCCCGCCAGCCAATAGTAACTGCCGCAAGCAATTCAGCCTCACCGCCTTCTTCTTCGGCCAGTAACTTGCGCTGATACGCTCTTACAGACGTTCTGTAGGCTTTTGAGTCGATACCCTGAATCCTGATATAGAAATCAGTCAACTCGCCGTCTACGGGGCTTACAATGCGTAATTCAGCCCCGTCTTCATGTTTCTCAACAGTGTATAAACTTTTAATGTCCATTCATTCCTCCCGTTAAATAAGCGGGGCCGTTAAGCCCCGCAGGTTTTATGCTGCAGCTCTTGTGATTTCGATCTGAGAGCCAGTGCTTGCGTCATACAATGCCACAAAATCAAGCGAAACAGTAATTGCACCTGGCCCAGCTACTTCTGGGTTGCCTGAATTGTACTTAATGTTTGGCAAATCAACCGTGTAGCTGTTGCCAGCAAGGTCAGTCAGCACAAAAGACAGGCTTGATGCTGTTTCAGCAATAAACTTGTCGATGAGCGTGGCGTCCTCAAAGTAAGCAGTGATTGAGCCGGTTACAGTAGACTTGCCGATTGATGGCAGCAATGTTTCGTCACTCCCGACAACGTACAACGCTTCCATGCCGTTGTCGATTGACAGGTCTATTGATGTCACTACAGCGATGCTTGAGCCGCCCTCAGTGATTGACCCAGTAAAGGAATCAAATGGGGCTGTAGTCGTTTCTGCCGAATATGTTGCGCCAAGAATTGCTGTACTTGCAACCGAAAACGCTTTGCCAATAACGCTGAATGATCCAGTTACCATTGAATTAGGGGCTACTGACAAAGACAAAGCGTTGAAGCTGCAACCCGTTGACCGAAGGTATTTGCCGATGTCAGTGTGATGACGCTCGACTGTGTAGCTGCGGCGAGTCGTTCCAGCAATCAATACGTCTGTCGCCCATGTTCCGGCCAATGTCGCCTCAAGCAAGTCATCAAATGTGCCGTATGAAAGCTCAATGTTAACGTCACCTGCTACGCTCTTGTTGCCGTGTCGATAATTGGCTATCTGGCGGTCTTGGCGTAATTCTTCAGATTCAATTGCGTCTTTAGACAAACCAATCGTTGTCCCAGTATGTCGAATTGGAGTAAATGTTGGCGTTGTTGGTGTAGTGCCGAAAACGGATTCGACCACATAAGCCATGTCGTGCCGCGATCCTGTTGCTATTGTCATGATTTACCTCGGGGCTACATGAGCCATGTAATTGATTGTGACCGAAATTAAAAACCGATCTTCTATTATTGTGCCGTTGGTGCGCGAGACATCACCTAATCGAACAGTGGTGCCATTGTACAGCAAATCAGTTCCGCGCTTGAAATGATTTGCCACAGCGTCAGCCTTGGCTTCTGCTGCATTTCTGCCCTTTCCTGCTTGAGCAAAAATATCAATTTGATACAGACCTAAATATTGATCAATTCCTGTTGTGCCAAGCCCCGCTTGAGTAGTTGCACCGGCAAGGTTTGTTGGTCGCAAATACATTCCGGTTTTAGTCGGTTTGTATACTGTATTCTGCCAAGCGACTGGCGTTGACCCAGTTAACGTGCTGAGCCGCGAATCAAGTGCTGAACTAATATCAGAAAACGTTGTGCTCATTATTTGACCTTTTGCAATGCTTCTTTGATAGCGTTCTCAAAGCCAGCGATTGATACTCTGAGCATTCCCATTGGCCTTTGATTTTTACTGTAACCGTATTCTACCGGCACAGCATAAGGCAGATTATTTGTGAGAAAAATAGAATCTTTAACTTCCGATTTATAGACTATTGCCTGCATCTCTTTTAATACGTCTTCGCCGTTTGGGTCTATCCTTGCAATCTCCGTATAAATTGGCGTATTCAATGAAGTCTGCCAATTTCCTCGCAATCTTCCGCCCGTATATCCTGGCGGAGCTTTTCTTGGCTTCCCGTTCACTTCTTGCCAATAATCGGGATTTCCGACTGGCGTTGCTTTTACTATGTCGGTAAATATCCTGATTGCCGCGTACGTTTTAACGGCTGCAATGTCCGTCTTTGTTTTTTCCGCAAAAGCCTTAATGTCTGAGCTGAAGGTCATAGTAAATATCCGTTCCAGCGGGTGAAATAATCCGAACATCCATTACCCGATAATCAATGCCGGCAAATAAGCAGTTGTCATCAATAAGCGGCTCACCATGACCAGCCTGAAACATTAACCGAACGTCTGCTGCTTGGATTGTCTCTCCGTTGATCTCAGACTTCGAGAACATCATTCGAGCGCCCTTGCCGGTGATTGTCAGCGTGGTTCCGCCCGTATAGCTACCAGTGGCAGGGTTGAACGTATCGCCGCTTGCTCTTGTCAATACGGCTGTATCGCCAAACTCAGCGATCAGATTGGATGCCGTAGACTTTAGTCCAGCGTAATTAAACACGATTGACTACCATGACATTCTTGACCAACTTGGCCACTTTTGTCTCGGCTGCTGTCAAATAGGTATCTGGTCGTGAACTCGCTGAATACTCAACTTCAAGATCGCCAACCTTTTCTTTTATAGTCTCTCTGCCTTGATTTGCTAGTGGATTGACCCCGCCATCAATAGCAATGGCAATCTCCATTTCTGATTCCTTCAGTAGCTGGGGTATAGCGTCAGACAGCACCAGATATGCGTCCAATTCAACCCCGTATCGAGGCCATTGAAGCGCCTGATCAATGTTTGACTTGGTTCCGTTGAAGTTCTTTGACTCAAGGTAATCCATTGCCTGAATGATCAGCACTGCTGCCGTGCCTGTCAATGTTACGCCCCTGTCACCAGCATAGGTCGCTAACTCGGCCTCTGATACATATGAGTTTGAATTTGTCAGGCCAGCGCCCGTTTCAACAATAATCACAGCCATTTAAACATCCTCAAGCCAACCATATAATGACCCACTAACCGTACAGCCTTTGTCGCAACTAGCTCGCAGACCAATAATAATGCCTTCACCAAACCCAAATGGTACTGGAAATTGATAAACAACCGTTGAATCTTGTACACCAATGCTCCCGTACGGAAGAAAAACCACAGGATCATTAAATGTCAAACCGTTGTAAGAGTTTGCAACAAACCTTATCAATACTCTGGCCGCAGAGGTTCCGCTTATAGCTCCGGCACTAGCGCCAGATACATATAATCTTTTGTTTCTTGGCACCATCCTGGCACTTGAGATTTGAACATTTGAGCCAGTTAATATGCTGGCATACGTCAACCCGCCAGATACGCCTTGAATATTACCTTGAGCCAAACTTTGAGTGCCAAAACTTTGGATGTGCATTAAATTAACAAATCGAATGTTTGTTGCTTGAGTTAGAACGGGAGTCAACCCATTTAAAACAACGATTTCTATTTGCTCTTCTAAATTTGAGTCTAAATAGTGCAGTTCAATTGATCGAATTCCAGTGCCAGTAGCGGAATCATCCGCGCTCGTACTTGATATTGATAATTGAACGCCGGCAATAGGTGGGACGTTATAAGCGCCATCAGACCAAATCATTTCATTGACGGCAGCTCCGACAAAATCTCTTTCACCAAATGAGCCGAATGAAGCCGCTCCAGGAACGTAGCCTCTAGCAATATCGTTGTTGATTCCGTCAACAGGTAATCTGTCCAGCCTTGTAACAAGCTGATGCGAGGTGTCTGCTCTCGCTGACGTTGAAAGTCTTATTCCTTGTGCTGACATAATTTGTTCCTGTTGAAAGAGATTGGGGCGACCGAAGCCGCCCCGTTCTTCTTAGCCCAACAGCAACGCGGTATGTTCTGGCTTGATGTTCTTAACACCCCAAGCCAAACCAACCTCGTAACGCACCTTGCGGTAGCCTTTGTACATCGCAAATTCCATGCTCAAACCTGAGCGCGGATCAGTGATGACAATAACGTCTTCAGCCATGTCGCCTTCTTCTGGTCGAGCAGGTGAACGAGCGGCAAGCACAAGAGCAGACCGATTGAACGCCATGTTACGCGCAGAAGCTGCAACGATAGTCACAGCCTTAGCAGAGGCAGGCAATGCTTGACGCAGGCCAGGAGCAGCAATCACGATGTTTCCAGGAGCCGCAACGCCAGTCGTGACTACATACTTGTTGGTATCACCAGCGAAGGTGATAACGTCGCCAGCCAGTACAGTGCCAGAGCCAGTGATCAAAGCGATGGTTGTTGAACCGACAGCAAACCCAGCAGCACTTGAAGTGTAGTTGGTGCCAGTGCCAACAGCAGCAGTTTGAATCTGAGCAGACTCGCGCAGAGGCATCCCAGCCAGATCAAGTAAAACGCCTTGACGCAACATTGAGTCAGTACCAGCAGCATTAACGGCTGATTGCTTGCCAATGAAGTTAGCGCCGGCAGAAGTGTTGATTACTAGCTGATTGTCGCTGATCGGTGAACCGTTGTCCTTCAGGATTTTCATCACGTTGGAAGCGTCGGTGTAATCATTGGCAGTACCGAATGGAGTAGTGCCAGCGGTGCCGTATGCCCGTGAGAAGGTTGATTGCAGGCCAGCAAGGTCAAACTCGACCTCGTTAACGATTGCACGAATAGCCTGAGCGATCTTGTTTGCTCGGGTTCCCATGTAACCTGGGCCAGTGTTCAGCTTCTTCTGGTCGTCACCAATGAAACCAAACTCAGCGGCTCGGCTCTTGGTAATTTGGATGATCGTTGAGCCAGAAGTTTGACCAGTAGGCTCGGGAACGGTCATAGATGGGGTGATGTCAGACACGTTGCCAGCAGGCTCTACGTCAACAACGATGTTCTGGTTGATACCAGCTCGGTCAGAACTTGCGTTCATCGTTACAGCAGGGATCAGACCCGTTAATTCACGGGACACGATATCAAGTGCCTCATAAATATCGGGAACAATTGCACTAATAGTATTTTCGGCCATGATTTTTTACCTTATCAATTATCGGTTAATTTGCCGCCAGATTTCACAAATGACATCCGGCTTGCTGGGTCTAGTGCCTCAAATTCAGCACGTGATTTCACTTTTGCAGCACCGCCGCTATTTGAGCCACCAGAGGCACCGCCACCTGATGATTGATTGCCCTTCAACAATGACGAATATCTCGCATCGTTTTTGAACTCGGCTTTAAGGTCGTCCAGAGTGGACACCGTTAGATCGCCTGAAGAGTCCGTGACTTTAACACCGTCCTCGTGATACTTCAAACGCCTAGAAATGAACTCGCTGAGCAATTCTGCGTTGGCACCATCAGCCAATTCCGTTGCAACCTTCATCGCAGCATTGTTTCGCTTTTCGTTCGCTACGTTGGCCCTCATTGACTCTAACTCTTTCACCGTTGCCTGATAGCGTTCCTCAGATGATCGGTGCAGTTGTTCAAAGTCCCCTTTCTCTCGCGCTATACGTTCTCGCTCGACTTGTGATTGCTCTTCAATCTCACGCTTCGCTGATTTGGCCTTTTTGGCCTCGGTCAGCAATTCGTCCATCTTGGCTTTCATTGCTGCGTTTTCAGACATCAATGCTTCAAGATCGACAGCAGGCTGAATCGGTGTTTCTTCTTGTATTTCTTGTTGCTCGCTCATTTAGTTCTCCTTGGTCACAAACCAACACCCACTGGGCGCGTTATATATCGGACAGCACAAGCGGCCTCATGCCTTCCAATTCTCTCAAAGTGTAGACCCGACCCGTCGGATCAACAAATTTATCCAATGTCAAAGCGCCAGACCTAAACAGCCTTGACCGCTCAATCCCTAACGCTTCATCAATGAATTCTCGGTTCTGATTTCTCAGCCATCCGCTATACGTTGTCTTTGTCGATACTTGCTCTGGCCCTTCAGAGCCGAGCGACGGTCTGGTCGCTTTGGTATCAAGACCCAGATCAAATTCTGGCCTAATCTTTGGCACAGTTGTTGACCTGCAACCAAAATGCGCTGGCGGCATCGGACCTTCGTCAACGTTGTAAAATTGACCATCTCGACTCATGCAAACGAACGTCGTCCTGCCGTCCAATGTGCTGACCCATTCATATCGGTCTAT